TGGGGTTTTGTTAATTGACTTAAATTTAATACATTTATGAAATATCTTTCCTTAATCACTATGTTTTGCACTGGCATAATTATTACCCCGTGGTTTCTTCGGTTTCATCTTTCACTATAATATCGTCATCAGGAATTATTGCTTCATACCGTATCACCTCTTCGGCAATAACTATATCAACCGAAGTTGTTATACCATTATAATGCATTATATATTTTTTAAGCCTTAAAAATTGATTAGGTGGTAATGTATTACCATCAGAATAAGGTTCTTCATCCGGCTCAATAATATTAAACATCCCTTCTATTGTTTCTTTATCAGTAATGTCATTATCGAAAATATTCTGACATATTAGTTTAAAATCATCACTTTGACTATCCTGTAAATCTTCTATATTCTCTAATGTATTCCTATCTTTTTTATAAAATACTAATGGCTCATCTTCTGTTCTACCAGTTTGTTCATTACCATCACGAATGGTTGTTTGCATTGATAAAATTTGCTCATCCGTTAATGGATATTTAACAAACCAAAGTTTGTAAAATAAATCACTTACCATTTCTCTAACTTCTTGAATGGTTTCGATGGGAACTGGAACTACCTTGGTGCCAAGGTATACCTTGGTATCTGGATTCTGATCCTGTACGATATCGTTATCTACTGTGGGATCTGGTATGGGGGGTGTCATAATTATACCCTCAAGATAAATTCAAAATCGTCATCGTATATTATTTTTTGTCCATCATTATGATTAACTTTAATCATTATCTTATACGCACGATTCGGTTCAAAACCATTTAAGTCTTGTGTAAAATATGGAGACACGGTATCACAACTCATTGTCGTGTAGGCACTAAATGGCACCATAGATTCATTGGTTGCCATATCGATAATCGAATACGATGCAGAACCTTCAGCAAAATAACTACCACTAACGGTTTGTACAGATGTACTGAAACTCTTATCGATATATCTTTTTCTCGCACCAAACCTAAACTTTACCTTTTCCGTTTCTTTATATGCTTCTCGTAAGTGTATAGGGTATAGGTAGTTCTCACTATTGCCCGAAAGGTCTAATGCCGTCAAACTACCCGTATTACTGCCTGTTGCTGGTAAATGATCATCCCACTTTAATTCAATCTTCGGTGAATATATTGTATTGGTTTGTCTTGAAAAGAATTTTAAATCTTCAAAACTACCAGTTGATTGTTCTCTACTACCTGATAGTCTTAATAATAATCCATAATTATTATTCTCCCCACTAAACCATTTTTTAGCAATAGAAGTTATGTTTATATTTAAATCAGGTGATTCAGCTGAAAAAGATTGTGTTACCTCGTCAGCCTGTATATAACTACCCTCACCAAAAGAACTTCCTATGAAAATATTAGTGAAAGTTGAAACAATACTAGCGGATATACTTGATGAATAATCATTCCATTGAGTTTGAACACCATTTTTATTCTTTCTATAATCCCAACTCACACCATCAGTTGTTTTTGGAACATCACCTTCTTTACCAACACCCTCATCCCACGATTGACTTAATGGATAAGCAGCAATCGTATAGGTTTCACTTAATCCACTTGTTCCCTTGGTTTCCCAAAGTCTTAAATTAGTTTTATAACTACTTGGTATACTGGATGCAGTTATATAGTTATTAATTTCATCCACATCAAACTGAATTAATACTCTTGTATTATAACTAAAGTCTTTATTGTTAAATACTTTCTTTAATTCAAGTATCTCATCTTGACCAGTATTCTTATCCTTGTAATCTTCTCCTGTAATTGAATTAGAACCACTATTAATAAAAGCATCTTTAGTTGTAAAAAAATATCTATGCATTATGTTACCTTCCCATATATATCTTGATTAGGATTTCTCAATTCAAATACAGCTGGAGTTAATGATGGTCTTATAATTCCATTTTCTTCAGCACCATCAAATTCATATTGAAATCCATAACCACTTTCACCACCAGTACCGTCCCCATCTGCTTGATAACTAGTCATGTTTCTAGATGCATCTACTTGAAAAAGTTTTAATTCTTTAATCCCAATCACACCCTCTAATCCTAATATATGGTATTGTAAATCATTCATATTGATTGATTGTCTGAATTGCATTCTCTCTACTTTAAAGAAATCCCTTATAGTATTGATGACTTCTATTTTTACATCAGTTGGATTAACTCTTCTATCAGCATTCACTTCAAACTTAACTCCAAAGTTTATTAAGTAACCGGAAAATAAAGTATCTCCACTACCTTCTAACTGGAATCCAAAATCTAATTGGTCGTTTATCATTTTGTATTGATTCAAATAAGTCATTATGTTACTTAATACTAATTCAGGAGTTTGAACTAATTGTTTATTTTGATTATACGATAAAGTACTTACAAACAATCCTCCAGTATCATCAAGTCTTTCCACATAACACTTGGCAATATTACCAAATTTAGCAGGAAGATTTAATATTCTGGCTTGATAATCTTGTCGAGTGACACATCTATTTTGTGAAGAGAAAAATGCCTTGGCATTGTGTCGAATTTCTTCAACGGTTTGGCCATCAGTTCCACCAGTTGCAGGTTCATCATTCGTTACGGTTATTCCCGTAGTTCCATCAGCTATAGTGGTCAATTCACCAACTTGTGCATTTGAATCAGGTCCGCCCCCTACTCTATATTTAACTGTTAAAATTGTATTGGTTGGAGTCTCACCCATATTTAAATTATTCGTTCCAAATAAAGTATTTGTAGGAGCATTAATTGAACTAAATGTATCTCCATTTAGAGTTAAACCGACTTGTTCTATCGTTGTAAATATACTTGAATTAGAAGAACCCGTTACGTTGTATTTATATAATCCATTACCAAACATTAATTTAGTCGAATTCGTATCCACATCGAAATTAGTTACGAACTTTTTATTTGTATTGATATAATCCAATGTATAGGGAATTGGTATTAATGAATTACCTGTAATACCTTCCCCTTGATCATAACCAGTTCCTCTGGTTGAATCAGCATCATTATAATATGTTTCTTTTAAAATTCTTTCCTGAGAAAGGTAATCAACCTCGTACCACTTTTCTCCCGATGAATCCGTGCAATTTAATATTTCAATCACATTATCTTCACCTAAATCTAATTCTAAAAATTTAGTAGGACTCGTAATGGTAAATGATTTTGTTTTAGTTTCAGCTGATATGGCTTGAACATATCTGGTTAATGTATAACCTGTAGTTAAGCCGTCTGTACCTATAATTGGAGCGCTAATGGGTGGTTCATCAAGTGTAGAACCCGATATACTAAAGTCAATGACGCCAGTAGTTTCAAACAATAATGTACTATCTATATTGGATTGAATTTGTAATCCTGGTGAAATCTGATTTGGTACACTATTAAAATCTGGAGGTCTTGCAGAAACATCATCATAACCAATATCTGTCGTTACTTTTAACTTAACAACTGATGGTGTTTTATTTGGTGTTTTATACCCGAGAAATTCTGCTAATCGTCTTACATTTCTTTTTTCAGTTGCTGTTGATAATACATTTTCCTTATAATTGTAATCAACATAATAAGACAATACATCACCCACATAACTACTTAATTCAATTAACATCATACCAGGAGATGTTTCATTAAAGTCTTTATAAGTATTGGGAAAATAAGACTTTGTGTATTCGATTAAATCAGCTTTAATCGTAGAAAAATCCTTACTCGTGTAATTGATATTCGTTGGTTTAAATTTTTGTTTATCTGAATATGCCATATTTGTTATCCCCCAACACCACCGAGTGTCACACTAACACTTTCTAATGAAGCTGATGTTCTTTTGATACTGAATGTTATGTTTATATTTACTTGGTTGTTATCGGTATTGATTTGTATATCTCGTAAATCTACAAATGGCAACCACCTTTCAAATGTATCAACAATGTTATTTTCAATTTCTATTGTAGTATCTTCTGTTATTTGCTCAAATAATAATCGTTTTAAATTCATTCCCAATGTCGGTTGGAAAACTCTTTCACCCTGTTCGGTTTGTAATAATAATTTTATATTATTTTTAATCGACTCAACAGTAGTTTTGGTTGTCTTGAAATACCCATCTTGATTTGGTACACGTGCAAATGGGAAATCAATCCCAACACTTACTCGTTTATCTTTGTCTTCAATGAATTGATTTTTTCTTTTATCAAGTATTGGCATCCTATACCTCTACGGCTCTTTTTAATTGAACTTTACTTTGCATTGATTCTACCTTACCACCACCTAATGGATTATCAACACCTTGACCTTGATCATCAATCTTAACGGTAATCATAGGTATCGTACCAGGTCCAACCGGTGTAACGGCAGGAACAGCACCTTGACTTGCATTTAATTTAGTTACAGTAAAAGTTTGAGCCTTAACCCATTTAACTATTGCATCAGTTAAACCTTGTGCCAACGCATCTGTCTTACCGTTATCTTCAAAGACATAATTTTCACCTTTATTATTAGGTTCAATATTAGTTTTTAAAGCTTCAAATATGTCCGATTTAAGCCCCACGTTTAAATTTATCCTTTTCTTCTACTGATTTTAACATTTCGGAATAATCCTTAGTTAATGCTTCTGCCAAATGGTTAGGTAGAGCTTCTGTATTATCCTGTACGGATTGAGCTTCTTCACCTTTACCTTCAACGGTTTTCCAATCATCAGTTTGAGCAGTTTCTTCAAGTAAAGAATTCAAAACATTGTTGTTTGTCTTTGGTACTGGAACACCTTTCGTAGTTGTGGTAATGTTGGTATCGGTACGGGGAGAATTATTCATCATGTTTTTTAAACTTGTATCCTGTGTCGTGTGAGTTCTAGCTTTATTTAGATCAACAGTATTACTCTTAACTACTACTTCTTTTAACTCTTTACTAAGTCGAACAAATTTATAATCTAACTCTTCTCTTATTATATCTCTGATCATTTTCTTAAAAATAGATAACTTCATTTTTACTCCTGTGTTGTTTTTTGTCTAACGTTCTGTTCTACATAATGGTATTGACTTAAAAATTTTGTTGGTCCTGGTATTGGTGTATTAGTTTCATCATCAACTTCTCTCGGTTGTAATGTATCAATCACCCTTTGTATATCAGGAAGCATTGGACTTGAATCCTGCTTAACAAGTGGAATAGGTACACCCTGTACTAATGCTCTTGAATTTTGTAATATATTCATAATATCCAATAATAATATTCTCAGCTCATCCCCCAATACCATTGGTTGAGCTTTATTCTTTGCTTCCTTTCCTATATAAATATTCTCTGATTCAATAACTGAAAACCCTTTATTCGTTATTGTTAAATTCTTACCAGCTCCAAAGTTAATATTACGAAATGCTGAAACTGTAAAATCATTATTTTGTGCATCAAATGTTATCCTATCAGAAAACATTATTATTTGATCAAAATCAGTTTGTTGTTCTGGAGTTGGCTCTACTGCTCCAAAGTTTATATTAAATACATTTTCATCACCAATACTATCATTACCAGCATTTATTGGAAAACCAATATAGCCAGTTTCTTTCACTACTTTATTTACTGATAATTGATAAGGTATTGTATTTCCTTCTTCATCTACTTCAGTTGATGGGAAATAATCAGGTATTGATCCTAATGATAACATACCTAAAACAGAACCATTATTTCCACTTGAACTATTATTTCTAAATATACTGTATGGATTTATAAATCTATAACCAAGTTGAATTGAATTACCATGTCTACCTTCAAGAGTTAAATCAGATACATTTGATTCTATTTCAGCATCAGAACCAACATCTCCTATTCCAGTATCATATGGTCTATCTAAAATTATATTTTTTATTTTAGTAATTCTATTGATTGCTCTTTTTATAAAATTTATATTGTATCCATCACTATTATCTTTTCTATCATCCAATACTACTCTATTTGGATTTAAATCTGATTGGTGTAATATATCAGGACTATAATTTGGATTATTTAAAGTGTTTATTGGCCCTAAGTAATAAAACTTACTACCTAAGTTCATATAGATTACCGAATCACCACGAGCTATTGAATCAGCAAAACCACGTAATAATGGTTGAGCCAAGAACATTCCTTTTAAATAATTTGATGGTAAATTAAAGTCAGAATGTCCACTATAAGTTGGTTTTAAAAGAATACATTGACTTACATCGGATGGTGCACCACGTATGGGATAATCAAATGAATTCAAATCTTGTGATTCCAATACTACCTTTTCTACATGACCATGATGAAATGTAAATTCAGGTAAAGGTACTGAATCTAAATTTACCTGACCAAGAACATTTGACCGTTGTGGGTGAGTGTTAGACATTACGATTTATACTTTTTTTTTATTTCACTTATATCAATATCATCGGATTTTTTCTGTAATGATGCCGCGGCATCTTCAAGTGAATTCATCAATTCTTCTTTTTCATCTTCACTTAATAAACCAACATCGCTATCATCAACTACTTGATGTTTGCTCATGATACGTTGGATTACGGTTGCTAGTTTTAATAAGTTATCATCGTTCTTGACACCGACATCAAGAAGTTCTTTTAGTATGGGACCCACGATAGCAATATCTTCGATACCTTGTATGTAACCATGTACCTCTTGGACTAAAAGCTCAATTTGAGTTTTCTTTAATTTAGAATTCTCGTATATCTCTTGAGATAAATCAGAGAAGTTCTTATCACCAAATATTTTAAAGTCTTTTTCCATAACATTCAATAATAAATATAGAATGATTAGAAAGTTATTACAAAGAACCTGTGTTTATTAAGTTGTTTATATGACCTCTAATTAAAACTTCTTGTTGTATTTTTGGGTATATTCTACGAAACACATTAGATACTTGAGTTATTTTAGAAGTCTTGACATCTGTCATTTCTCTAATCATTATGTATAAAGCTTTCTTATTAAAGTTATCAATATTATCTTTATTTCTACAGAGAAACAATATAGATTCAGCTACGTCTTTATCATGTTGTTTGGGGAATAAACTTTCTAAATTATTTTCAAAATAAGTTAGTGTCTTTTTAAATACATCAATGGATGGTGATTTTTCTATAACTTCATCATCTACTCCTACGTCATAGAGTCTATCAATATCATCATGAATTTTTAACTTCTTATAGTTAGCATTATTATTTAATATAAGATAATTCTTTGCTACTACGGAGAAATAACTAAATGCTTTACTTCCTTTAGTCTCATCAAACTTATGCATATTGATAACTAAATTAGAAACTACTTCTTCCTGTAGGTCTCTAAATCCATAACTGAAATAACTAAACTTAAAGGTGTTAATTATATTTTCTGCTAACTTTAAAAAAGCAGCATGAATTTTTTCGGTGTATATTCTATCTCTGACTATTGGGTTATCAGAATGATTATATCTTATAATGGCATCATGTACTGGTGTGCCAAAATATATTTTACTTTTTTTCTTTCTTTTCTTTTTTACTACTTTCTTTGTTGCCATCATCAACCTCGGTTTCAAATAAATTATTTAATTCGTTCCCAAGTTGTTTTATCTCATCGAAGAAAAAACCAACTTCATCATCGGATTCGAATGTACCTTTATTATCTATTATTTTAAGTTGATGTTTTATATTTTCTATAGTATTGTTTATATTTAGTATTATTTCTTCATAGTTATTAATTCGTTTCAATGCATAAAAAGTTACTAAACTCATACAGAGTGCAATAATTCCTAATAAAACGGTTATTATGTAATGTAACAATTAAGATTCTTCTTCTATTATTTTTATTTCTTCTTCGACTTTATCAATCACTTCAGTAAGGTACGTTAAATCTTTATCTTCTTCAATTATTAATAATAAATCTCGCACTTCTTGTAGAAATGCCAAAAATTCATGCATTAAGATTCTCCAATTATTTGATTCATTAATTGTTTAATATCGTCATCATCATAATCATCTCCACATAATTCATTATCAATTATATTACGTAGTTTAGAATATTTGATTTTTACCGTATCAATCATTTCAATATCTTCACCTTCAACAACATCTAATATATCATTTAGATTATCATTTAATTCTAATAATCTTTTTTTGACTTTATAGAACATTTCTTTATGTTGAGATTGTGCGAATTCTAATTCATCTAATCTAGTCATGATGGTAGTTAAAACAATTACGATTTGTTCGTCTTGATTTTTCATATATATCCATAAATAGTGCCGTATTAATAAAATCGTTTAAAGTTTAAGTGTTATATCAATGTGATATTTTATTCATCATCCGTATAATCGTCCATTTCGATAGTGTCTAATTCATCTTCATCGTAATATTCAAGATTGATTCGTTTATTCCTTTTATAATTAGGATCAGTTTTCATTGTTTTATTATCAAGTGATCTCATTTGTTTTTTATCATTATTAGTTAGCATACAATCCTTCATAAATTGTGCCATATCTATTTTTTTATTCATTATTAACCTCTTATGTTTAAATAAATTTTAGGGGCATAGAAGAAAGGAAGAAAGAACTATGCCCCATATAGAACCTCTTAAAATGAGATTCAATTCTTTGGAGAACGATAACCTATTTGTTTATCCGATATAATATACACATAAATTACATTAAAGTCAAGCATTATTTTTTATTATTCATCATATCTTGTTTAGTTTTATTCTTATGGCAGGGACGGCATAAGGTTTGCATATTATTTAATCCATAGTATGACCAATCTAACTTATTGGCTTTAATTCCCTTTTGTTCCATCAATGGTTTAACGTGGTCCAAGTCCCAAGTACGTCTTGTACATTGTTTTCCGCAATCATTACACTTTCCTTTGTCTCGTTTCCATATATGTTTTCTTGCTTCTGTAGGGTGGTGTATTATCATATAATCCGTGGCACAATCTTGATGCCAAGACTTACGAGTATTGTGTATTTTATTCTCTATAATCTTTTTACCACACCAACGGCATATTCCTTTCTCTTGTACATAATATGAATCAGGCTTTGGTGGTTTACGAAAGTCTCCATTCCATTTTTCCTTTTTCTTACCAAAGGTATGTTTTTTTCTTTTACCGAATCTACTTAAAGGCATTTATTTTATTTGTAAATCTTGTATCCACTTGGGAACATTGTTTTCCATATAATGTTGTATTACAAACGCTTCACATATATGAGAGAAGAACCAAGTAAAAGAAAGTATTGGAACATAAATCTGATAATCCAATCCCACCTTACTTATACCTAACCAAGTTAAGAATAACATTCCTATTGTTTTAGTTAAGAAACTTATACCAGTAAAACCCAGTGACATAGTATTACCACGTTGCATAACAACATAAGTTCCAATAATCAAATGTAGTAAGTTTAATACGATAGGTGCTAATACACCCAAGGTAACCATTAGTAAATAATTCATTATAAATTCTTATATATTCTCTTTACATAAAAGTTGTTCTTAATATAATTTGAACTATACTTTTTCGTAATGGTAGGACCATGACTATAGGCCGTAAGTGTAGCATCCATGTCATCAAAATGATTATTTAAATGTGATAAGTATTTAATACCTACGGTAACGTTAATATAAGGATCAAATAAATCGTTTTTTGGTGTTTTGAATTCAGACATAGCAGTTTCGGGTAATATTTGCATTAATCCAATAGCACCACTCGTTGATATTGCTTTATGATCCCAACTTGATTCGGTTTGTATTACGGCTTTAACCATATCATAATCTACACCATATTCATCACATAATGCATTAGTATAAATTAATAAGTGTTTAAGTTTAGATTTATTCAAAGTTGAATTAATTTCATTAGCTTCCAATTCAAAGTCGCCTCTAATTAAAGGAGCATTTACCATACGAACAATGGTTTCTGTTTTGGTTTGAACTATAGGTGGATTATGTGTGATTTCTTTATACAATACTACTGATAAAGAAGTAAATAATACACCTAATAAAAAGTGTAGTCGATTATTATTTAACATATGATTTCCCTTTCGTTTGTTAATGTTATTAATAAATAGTGACTCGTCATCTTTAAGCCATTTATCTGTGAGGACTAAGAATTCAAGCCACTATTTAAATATTTGGAATTTAGGTAGGATGTGAGACTAACGATTACTCACAAATGCCAAAAGGTCTGATAAAGTTTACTACTCATACTAACATCCTTTCAGTTACGAAAGTTACTCCGAAAGATGGTTAATCCCGTTGAAGTGAACACAACTTCTGATGTTATGCCTTACCCCTTTATCATGGGTTATTAGGCAACAATGGTAAGAATCTCGGTTATTAAACCACTCTCTTACAATGAGTTAGAAAAATCGTTGTTTTTCTTAGTATTATGACATTTCTTTCAGTTCACAGATGTCTCCGTTTTAACTACCCACATTCGAGCTATTAAAATCTCACCACAAGAAGAACTTACTGAACAATAACCCCTTTCTCTAAAAAAGAGTTTATTCTGTCAATCCCACACAAAGATAGCAAGTCTTTGTGCTTCCTATTTCCAAATTGTCAAAAAACTATGAGTTGATGCCAGAAGTATCAGCAGTACCGATACTAGCAGTGATAACTAAATATCCTAATCAACCCAAATCTTGTACCATAATATACACATAATATTAATATATGTCAAGTCTTTTTTTTAAGTTTTTTAAAAAACTTTAATTCCTTTGATGTCATCATTTGTAACTTAGATAAGTTATCCATTATCTTACCTTTCTGCACCAAAGATATTTTATCTTCATCATATAACTTATTGAGTTTTTCTTGAGCCCGATAGTATCCGAACTCCATGAATTCTTCTACGATGATGTGGTAAATTGATTTGTTTTCCATATGAGAGAATTTTTTAAAATTTTTTGAGAGTCTTTTCGTTGGCTATTTCTTATATATATTGGCTTTATTATTTCGCACTTATAGTATCATTCAATACTACAACATCAAATTCATATCTCTTCCACATTTCATTCAATTGTTTTAAAGTTGATTTAGTATAAACAACCGTATCGTCATTAAGAATCGTATCATGTAGGGCATCTACGTGTTCCCAATCACTACGTTTCCAGACGATTTTACCATCCGAATTTTTCCTTTCAACATAATTACCCATATTTTCATAACCATTTTTCTCACACCAATCTTCAATGCGAGTTCTCAAGGATTTTAATTTATTTAATAATGTTTGTCTTTTCAATTATAATGGATTTACTACAGGTGTATTCATAACTTCTTCTAGTTCTTTTCCAGATATAACTTTATCTTCATCCAATAGAGTTCTTTCGATTTCATCTTTAAGATTATACACGTCATTTCGTGCACCATCTATATAAGACTTGCCTTCTGAAACACCTTCCCATTCTGGCAAAGAATAGTAAGCGTCATCTAAATGACCTTCTATTTCTACTAACGTGTTTAATATTTCTTTTAATGTCATTGTTTTTTTCCTTTTCTTAACACCTAATAATACGACAAAATAATGACAAAGTCAAGCATTATTTTTAAGTTTTTTAAAATAATTTAAAACTTTATTTCGAGTGTATTTAATACTATGACTTAAAGGAATACGTCGGGTTCCCCTTTTCCACCAATGTAATCTACCATCACCACCATCAAATGCTTCCCACCTACATTTAGACCAGATACATTTCCATTGATATCTATCAGTATATCTTTCAAATGGTTTCATAGTCCAACCACAATGACATTCTGGACTATGTTTATAATATTTTTTTAATAACAACTTAAACATTATTTTTTAAGTCTTTTCTTAAATCTCTTATGCATTTTATTTAATGCCTGTTTTTGTTTGATACTTAAAGTACCACGATTTTTAACTTGTTTCTCTACACTATTTAAGAAATCTTCAGCACCATATTCATAACTTCTTTCGTAATTACATTCATACAATAGTTTTTGAACCATCCTTACTTTCTGAACCGCTGTTTCTTTTTTTGTTTTATAATTAGGATCATTTTTTTTAAAGAAATATTTAGCATAATTACTAATGGCATTGTTTATGGCAGTTTCTTGTTTCTCTGATAAACTATATCCCCCTGAAAGCTTATTATGCATATCAGCTACAAAACTCTTATAGCCATTATCATTAACCCAATAGGATTCATCTTTTAAGATGTGGTCTAATTGTTGTTTTCTTTTAACGTAATTCATTATAAGTAATTAGGACCTGTCCATGAATACCAATCAGAACCATCATAAAATATAGAACCTCTGACGTGTTTAGCTGGTGCTCTCCAAGTAGCAGCCTTGAATACATCACCGGTAAAGTAAGGTATTCCTTTATGTACACCAGCTTTTTTAGCAACAAAACCCCAAACTGATGAGCCGTGTATTATCTTATCAAATTTCCTACCAGTAGTAATTCTTAACTCATTCTTAAACCTATGAGAACTTTCTGTTTTAATCTTTAAAGTCAATTCATCCATATCACGAGGTGGTTCTATACCACTCCAAGAATCATAGTCATTACCAATCTCAATAAGTAGATTGTCTAATGCTTCTTTATATTCCATTTGTTTATTTATTTCCTTTTCTTAACACCTAAAGATACAAAGAATAAATGATAAAGTCAAGCATTATTTTCATTTATTTTTCATTTCCAAAGAGTTCCTGTATAAAAGTTAACATTATTTTACCATTTCTTTAGTTAGTTTTTTCATTATATCTCCGAGTGTGAGTTAATTTACAATAATCCCTGTTGTTTCATTTTATCTCTTATTTTATCTACATAATGTTTAGAATTTTTTAATGTTGTTGTAGTGCCTGTTTCCTTCTCGTATTCTACTCTGTAATGTTTGATAGCACCAATAATTTGATTTTGTTTTATCATACTCTCTAACTCTTGATCCAATTTACTTCGCCAGTTCCAGTCAACATCACCGTTCCGTACCTTTATTCTAAACTTCCATATCTTATTAGCATCAACCATTATTTCTTTTATTTCATGTGGCATCATCTCATCATATCTTTGCTCGACATCCACAAGTAGATTATGAGCCTCTATATTACTTGGTTGAAATAAATGGTTATCATCAGGTTGGTCTGGTTCTGTAGCTTTACATAACTTAACTAACCTATTTAATTTTTCGTACATCCATTCTTTTTTATTACTTGACGTTTTCATAATTAGCCACCTGACTCATCGTGTTTTTCAATCCAAATGTTTCCGTGACCATCAGACCCCCATTTTTTATGTAATTTTTTCTGTCCGTCGCTATCACTAAGATTAAATTGCTCTATCCAAAGAGACAATGCACTTGGTGTTAATTTTTGAAATAATTCACCTCGATTTCTCCAAGTTAAATTTTGTATTTCACCATAGATGTATTTAGCTAATTTCTCACTCATCTTATTCCTTATAATCTGAAACCCATATATTACATTGATATCTGTCTGACCACTCGGAGTGGCCTACACACTTTCTTAACTTAAATTGTTCTATCCAAAACTCTAATGTAGATTCTAGTGGCTTCTCTACAAATAACATATCCTTACCCAATCCTTTAACAGTACATCCACCCATCTCTTTGACTATATACTTTGCTAACTTTTTATTATCTATCATAATACCGAGTGGAGCTCCGGGGATTCGAACCCCGCTGATATCCTCCGTGCAAAGGAGGTGAACACCCCAAGCATTCCCGAGCCCCATATTTTATAAATATATTCTATTTCCAGTATTTACCATTTGTTCATACCACAATCCTTCTCTGTCGTGCCACACATAGGGTGATTCTGGATTTTCTGTCCATCCGAATTGCCCATACCACTCTAAATCTTTACGAAGTAGATTAGCACGATGTGATGAATGAAAATCTTCTCTACCTAACCAATGAGGAATGTCAATCATATCCATATTGGGCTTGACATCATAAAACTTCATATTGTTATTATACCCACGACTAATCCATTCAGTAATTATTGTATTAGTATAGAGTTTAAGACATTCCACATAAGGTGTCCACATAATAGTAATAGGATGATTTCTCCAACCCTTAGCATCTGGATTTTGTATAGCATTTATTATCTGCATACCCTCGACTCGTTGTTTACCAAGTCTACGCCAATCCAATACTTTAGCGGATTGACTAAATGATTCGTATGGTAGAAATGTCTGCATAATGTTTTAAAGTTGTATCCATAAAATTAAGAGTAGTAAGAATATTACAAACCCCATAACCTTACAAGCAATTGATTCAAACTCATTCATTAAAAATCTCCTGGTGCTACTTGGAAAGTATTTAAACCTAAGTCTCTCCACATCTTCACAACCTTGTCTCTATCATCAACTACAAGAAAGACATCATCAATATTTACGAAAGTATCTAACATCTCTTTTTTAAGAATTTCATCAGGCATAAACCTCATTTCTTTAGTAGCTGGATTACCATCGGCGATGGGCCAGGAATCATCCTTGAACTTATCAGGTCTCATAACTAACAGATGAAATGGAACTCTATTGCGAGATAACCAAGACTTAGTAGTGAAGAACGACCTATCATTCCTACCTGAAAAGATAACGATTTTAAATCCATCTTCGGCAAGTAATTGAGCCATTTTAATTACTGGTTTATTAGGTGTATCTAAACTAATATTATCGGGGTCGAAGAATACATCCCAATCCATTTTATCATTGGTTAAGGATTTTGCTCTCCGAGCATCTATATTAGCTAGAGTACCATCAAGGTCAAATATAACTGTGTTCTTTTTCATAGCGTGTCCTGATTGTTTCATTTTAATTTCTTCCCAAATTGATTACCATTTGCTTCACGAACTTTAGCCAATGAAACAAAGACTAAATAATTCCATTCGGCTTGAGTGAGTTTAGGTGGAACAAGTTCTCTACGAGGACCCATGCGAACTTCAGGTAATGATAACTTACGGTTTAGTTCTTTTATTTGTTTAGTGTTTAATGTTTTTTTCATATGTGAATATACAACACTTTACCTATATGTGTCAAGTATTATTTTTACTTTTATTATTATTTATTATAGACAGGCATGTTGTCTGTTGTAACTTAACGGAGAATAACCATGAAGGAAGTAATAACAATGATAAAAGGCTGGGTTGATGATGTAAGTCATTTAATGCTGTCTTTTGTAGCCATTGGTGCTGTATCTGAAGTTATCTTTGGAGCTGGTATCTTCGGCGTTAATGTTATTGGTAACCTGACATCAATCATAAACACATTCGGTGAGTCCGGATTTGCTGGGCTTGTCGCTCTGTTGGTGTTGGTGGGTTTATTTAAAGGTAAGTAGGTAGTAAAAACGGGGATGGTGATATCCTACTTTCCACCATCCCCACGGTTATTATGATGTATAATGATTGTATTCCCCAAAAAACATAATATTTAGGGAATACATTATATTAAGTATTTTTGTAGAAGGCGTAAAGTAAAAGTATAACAAATGCAAATATTCACCAGTCACTCATTTATTAATACTGAAGAATAACGTGAGTATTAGATTTCGTACAACAGTGCTAAGTGCTAATTTATTCATCATGTTGTTCATTTTGATATTTAGATAAATCTAATGTCGGTAATGGTTTTTCTATCTTTAAGTCCTTTAACTTACTATTGGCCACGACTAACTTAGAGCCTCCGACTATCTTACCATTCACTATATGATATATAAAGAATACTGTTTTCCATATACCAACACGAATTATACGACCTGGTGAACCATCAATTTCAACGACATCATCTTCGTTATAATCATTGCCGAGAAATAACATTATACCATCTACTGATTCTCGTATGGTATTATTAAACAATAGTAAAGCCACACCTGTAATGAGTAGCCAAGAGTATTCATTTATAAGGGATTTAAGTTCTTCCATAATGTTCTTTCCATTAATAAATATTAAAATGAGTTAATATAGATGAGAGAATAGGATGAATCAGAAGAAAAATTATAAATATTTTTTTATCACATCAATGTATAGTTGTGTACATTTACCAGGTATATCATGTATGATGGCTATATAGATAATCAATAGAAAGACCAATGGTTTAATAAAAGGATTAGGTTGAATGGATACTTCCAGTCCAATAAGTGCACTTATTATTAGTTGTAAAGAAAGCTTTATTCTATCATATAGTTTCATATGAATAAGATTTAATTATTTAAGGATTATTTAAATACTCGGTATCATAGTATTGATTGGGTTCATTACCATTATCCCAACTACCGCTGATTGGAATATGAATTTGAATTATTTTATTATGTTTAGTACAGTATACGTTTAATGATATACATTCTTTCGTATATAAGAATTCATGAGTAATGTATCCCCTGTCCATATTTAACGTATGGGTATTTAGGTTTCCATTTGAATTTAATAATTCAGCAAACCAATGATTTTTTTTCACTATTGAGTATTGTTCCATTGGAATCGAATAGCTATTCGAATCCGTATCGGTGGTTTGAGAGAGTAATGGATTGTGCATAAATGAAAATAATGCAATGATTAAATAAATTGACATAGGAGTGATGAGATTAACTGGATTGACTACGTGAATCAAATGGCGAATCCAGTGAATCAAATGAGATATATTTAATGAATCATACATATAAATAAGTAGATAGAAATCATAAAACGGCTTTAGACTATTAAGTCTAACATCTCCAGTGCTTCCTCCCTGGTTAGTCCCGGATGACGTTTCATTGATGCGGAAACTATTCGTTCCTCTACCTGACTGCGTTGCTGACTGCGTTGCTTATGATATTCTTTCTGATACTCGTATAACCTTTCTTTACCACCATTTTCATAATAGTATCTTTTCTGAGAAGCTAATATCTTATCTCTGTTCTTAGACCAATACTTTTTATTTGTCTTTCTTATCCTTTCCTTATTTTTTTTCTTATATTCTAATCTAGAATTGCGGTATTGTTCATCATTAGTCCATAGTTCTTTTCTAACTGTACTTAAACAGGACTTACAATCCTTATTTTTAGATTTATAAAATAACGATACATTAGTCTCGCCACAATGTCTACATAGTTTTTTAGTTTTAATCATTTGGTTTTCCAAGTTTATAGGCATTAATAAATAGTATTATTTTTTTTTTAACCAGAGAAATATTATTCTGTCAAATATGTCGTCAGACATAGCAATAAAAAAGCCATGGGTGAAAAATTGGTCGGGAAATGCGCGCCAGTCTAGCGACCTTCAAGTAATACTTTAAGTCTTGGACTACCAAATGAAGATCGGTGTTGCACGAAAATAGGAGCCAGAAAAGGAAGAAACCAGCCCCTATTTTAAATCGATTCACCATTTGATTCACCTTATGTGAATCCAGTGAATCCAGGTGAGTCGCCCATCTCGGAGGCCTTTTAACCCATGTCAGACATGAGAACCTCGGAGATGGGGCGATGTTTTTAGCTTTCAGAATCCATGTCGTGTTCTGTAAACAGCTCATCACTGGACTCATCTGAGACGAACTTCTGAACGATTTGTTTAACGAAGGTACGTTCACTATCGACTCCGCCAGTATTGTCGTACTGAGGGTAGATTGTGATGTCTGCTGACTCCAGTAGTGAGAAGCCATCAAACAGTAGTCCAGCAATCTCTACTGATGTTCTCGTGGAGACACCAGATGAAATTCTAGCATTCTCAGCCACGGCTTCAACACGAGTTAAATTAGTTATATTACTTATATTGTTTAACTCAGTTTCATCAACAGTAGGGAACATATATTTGAGTAATCCAAGCTCTTCTTCTTGATTCAATAAGTCCATTTCAATGATGGTGAATCTATCCATTAAGGCTTTATCAAGTTGACGAGTTGCCGTGTATTCATTACCTATATTAGCCGTAGCCACGAATGTAACACCATTAGCCACGTTGATGGTAGTTTGTCCATCAGCTTCATCCAATCTCAAATATCTCTGACCTTGGTCGAGAACAGGCATTAAGATGTTCCATGCGTCTGGATGAGCTCTTGTTAATTCATCAAGAAGAATGACAGCATTTGGTGTTTGAATGGCTTTAACGAATAATGATTCACTAAAGTAAGTACCGTCTTTTTTATTATAATGTACATTTCCTATTAAGGTCGACCGTGGATCCTGGGTGGCTCCAAGGTTAAAGTAGTACTCTGGTCTATCCAAGGCTTTAACCAATGCTTTGGCAGCCATTGTTTTACCACAACCGGCTTGACCAGTCATCATAATGTTCTTACCCCTTACGGCAGACCTTATCAAGTACTTCCACTTCAATTCTTTCATAATCAACCCTTTAGGTTTCAAACCATAAGAGTTATTAATGAACTCCACTACTTCAGCGTGACCATCAGGTACTTCGACTTCAGCTGGTGGAGTAGGTATATTCTTTGAATGATACTCTTTTGACTCAAACTCAGCCATTGGCACTTTCCACCAATAAGTCCTTCCATTCTTCTCACGCATTTCCAAAGCCTTATTGGCTTTATATGTTGACTTTCGAGTAGAAGTAATAATGGCGTGAGTCCATTTATTACCATCGACATCGAAAGCGTTAAATCTATTCCCAGACATCTCTATCTTAACGATAGTTCCGACAGGGGGTTTAGTGGGTTTTGACTTCATTGTTTATTTCCTTTTTTTGACACCTAAAGATACACATAATAATTGAATAAGTCAAGCATTATTTTCATTTATTTTAGGCTAATTCCAACATTGAAAATGGTACTCTATAAGTCATTCCATTCATATCAACTAAAGCTTTCTTGATATTCATCTTAGTGATGACTCCAGCAGTTCTTTTAGTCTTCTGAACTACCCATACTTTAGAACCAACTGCTAATGTGGCTTTACCCAGCATAGTCTTGCATTCGGATATGAACGCTGATAGTTCATTTAGTTCCGAAAGACTACTTACCTTCCTTATTTCATTTTTTAAATTCATCGTTTTTTTCCTTATCTTGACACCTAAATATACACATAATAATCGAACAAGTCAAGCATTATTTTTATTTATATTCAATTTGAGAGCCGGGTGAGATTCGAACTCACGAAAAGCGGGTTTGCAATCCGCCCCATTAGACCACTCTGGCACCGACTCGGCCTTGAAATCGGTGTTTAAAGGTTATGTTGTGTTGTTCAATTCTCATTTCACGCTAGCTAACTAACTGTCAAACTTGTCAAAATACTTCTTTTTATTGGTTTTGTACAGGTCCCAATCCTTCTTATCGTCAGAGAAGTCAGCCACTTTAAGCTTAAAGTACCGATTTCCTACCTTTACCTTCTTATACTTGGGCTTTTTCATGCTTTATTCCTTATATTAGTACCCTATTCAATTCTCATTTCACCTAAATATAACACGAAAAACATATATAAGTCAAGCATTATTTGCATTTATTTTAATCTAAATAATAATCTTCTAATTCCATGTCATCATAATCATACGAATCCATTGAATCATCTGGATGATTTATATCCCCCATTAAATGTCCAATGTAGTCGTCCTGTAGGGTAATGTCATCATCTTTCATTTGCTGTCGAAATTCATCCTTTTTGGACGATTTAGCACTATTGTCTTGGTCGATTGCTTTATTCATATCCAAGATAGCCTGTAGTTTTGGATCTATTTTTTTCTTCAAGTGGACTCCCGTTTGTTTTTATTAATTTTTTGCTTGGATTCCTTCGATTCACTCGATTCACTATGTGAATCCATACCGCTTATATTGCTTATAATGACTATCGAGTCGCTTTTATAAATCGATGCCGAAGGACTTGCGAATCGAAGCTGTTTCTTTGGATTCTTCGTTGACTTGCTGGATTTCACCATTGAGCGTACTGATAAACTTCCGGATAGAACTCGATCTCCCACTTTGGCTAATCCTT